GATTGCGCCTGATGGCAGAGGCCATTCGGCCACCCATGATTCCAGCGCCAGCCGCTGTTCCTGTAGCCGCTGCACCCGTAGCCGCTGCTGGGGCAGCAGGTATTCCAGGCAGGACCATTTGAGCATCATCAGCTTTATCTGCCGTCTTTGCAGCTTTTGCAGCTTGAGACATTCTTCTTGCGGCCATCAGACCCCTAGCTGTAAAACCAAGCAGGCCAGCGCCAAGAGGCACAGTAAGAGCCATCAATGTGCTTTGAACTGGAGCATCTGTATCAAATAAAAGACCGCCTGGACCAAATAACTGATCGACAAGTTCTTCTTCGGTGCCTGTTGCAACAATCTCATCTTCATCATCATCTTGAGCGGCTTTTGATCGACCTCCAACAACGAGGTCACCTTCCGCATACCCACGAATAGGCGCAATGCCAGCCATGATGCCGCCACCCTCACGCATCTGTGGTGTTTGGAACATTGGCCTGTTCATGATTTCGTTATACATCATGCCACCTTGATTCATCGCGTTTGCTTCTGACAGCGCAATCGCTATCGCTTGCTTTGGATTTGTTACCTTTCTACCCGAACCGCCAGACTTGAGAGTTCCTTCTTTGAACTCTCCCATCACCTTACTAATCTTTTTCTCACGCTTGGTTTTGCTCACGATCCTCCACTCGTAAACGGCGTCAAGAAGCTAAGAGCAGCAGCACCTCTAGTAAATGCATTTGGTTTTTGATAAGCGCCTATGCCTTGTTGACCTGTTTGGAAGCCGCTAGAGAATGTAGGCATGAAAGGTTGACCTTGCCCAAGCACCTGGAATCCTCTTTGCAGTCTCATGAACGGCTCGTCTGCTTGTTGTGTTGCAGCTTGATACTCAGCGCCAAACGCTCGATCTTGTATTCCTCTACCAATTCCACCAAGGTCTGACAACGTGCCAATCTGATTTCTCAACATATCAAAGCCTTGTTGGCCTAATCCTGCGATGCCTGCTGCGCCTGCTCGCATTCCTTGTTGACCGGCTTGAAATGCGCTTAACGCATCACCCATGGCTCCACGAGTTAGTCTGTCCATCCCTCCAGCAGCGCCTTGCATACGAGCCATCTGGTCGCCAAATATGCCAGAACCAAGCTGTTGAGCAGATTGAAAATCTCTACCTAAGCCCGCACCTATGTCAGCTTGTCGGCCTAAAAGAGAGCCGATACCTTGCAGACCAGACAATCCAAGCTGCCCACCTTCAAGTGCGCCACGCTGAGCTAGTTGTTCTGCGCTCAAGCCTAAATCAGCGGCTCTCCCAGCAGCAGTTATACCTGTTTGAGCGCCTGCTTGGCCAAGCTGACCTGTAAGCTGAGCAGCTTGCTGCCTGCGTGCCTGCGCTTGCTCAAACGCCTGTTGTGCGGCTTGTTGAGCCTGCTGAAACCCTTGTGATCTTAATTCTGCCCCAGTTCTAGCTTGTTGCTCTAACGTGTTTCTATCTATCTCTGCTTGAGCTATTGCTGCACGAGAGCCACCAAACGCGCCTGCTCCTATGGCTTGGTCGCCAGCAGCTAGTTTTTGTTTTTCACCAAGGCGGGCTATCTCCGCTTGCTGAGCATCGATAACATTTTGAGTGAACGGGTCCATGAAGCGGCTTACGCTTGATGGATCAAACTGCCTCCCTGTTCCTCGTAGTCGATCAATGCCCTGTCTTGCTGCACCTATACCCATTCTGCCAGCGCGACCAAGTGCTTGGCCTGCTTGACCAACTTGTCTTCTAGCGCGTCTGGTTGCTCCCATAGCGCCAGACTGAGCACCGCCAACCTGATCCATGATGCCACCTGCAGCATCACCTATGCCGCCAGCAGCACCCATTTGCATAGCTCTGGCGCCTTGATCCATAAACTGCGAACCCATGCGCGGGTCATAAGCACCGATACTTTGTTCATACAATTGACGAGCTCTAGGGTCTGCAAACATACCTGCAGATCTTGGATCAAAACCCTGTGAAGCTTGCCGAAACATGTCTTGCGCTTCGGAAAGTTGTTGACCAAAACCACCAAGGCCTTGACTCAAGTTGCGTGCTTGAACTTCTAGTGGCGAAAGACCAGCCACCTGGCGAACTGGTATTGGGATGGGCTGAGTTATCATCCCTGTTTGAGGATTAAGATATAAATCCATCAAGTTTCGTGCAGCAAGCTCTGATGCTGGATCAGCAGAGGTAAACTGCATGCTTGGCTGAACTACCGGGACAGACTCATCGTATGTCTTGGTCTTGCTGCCTTTTGCAGCGCCAACCGCTTGAGCGCCCGCAGCTATGAATGGAAGTGCTGCAAAAATTGACATTACGCTTTCCTCATGGCTTGTTCGCCAGCGCGTTGTAACGCATACATCATGCGAGCACCTTCTTTGCGCTGCTCAGCTTTGGTCTTGCCAGCCCCTTTCAAGCGACCAATGCCTCTGACCGCTTTTGCGTTAACAACAAACTCACCATCACTAAGCATGGCAGGGATATCGTCAGATGTTTCAGTGCCTGGGCCAGAGATAGGGCCGTTCATGCGGGGGAAGTCAACGTTACCGCCTTCAGAAAACTCAGAAAACCCGCCATATTTGGGCTGAAAACCAGAGTCACCTTTTGGCTTTGTGCCCATTCCAGAACTAGACTTGCCTTGAAGCATTTCTATAAGCTCAATTAACTCTTCACGAGTCATTGTCTTTGGATCTTTTTTCAGAAGATCTTTTTTTGTTTCTGCTTTTGCTTGATTGGCACGGTAATTTTCCATACCTTTTTCTAAAAACCCACCAATACCTTGAGCCGCACTTCTAATGCCAGAACCTATGCCGCTCGCTATGTTTCCTAGCGTTGACATGATGCCGCCTTCAGACATCATCATGGGATTTAAGGAGGCGATTCCCCCTCCGTACATTCCGATTGGGCCTATTTGATCATTTATGTAATCTTCAAAGGTATCAAAAGGATCTAAACCCCTTTCCATCCTTTCGTTGTTTATTTCATCTAAAAATTCTTTCTGTCTTTTTTCAATATCATCTGGGTCGTTTGGATCAAACTCATCAGTTTCTTCTTCAATTGTGTCTGGCACAGGGCTGCCGTCTGGGTAGACCCTTATGACCTCTGGCTGTGTGCCCTCTGGAACAAACCCAGCTGGTGGTTGAGGCTGAGTAAGTGGCCCTCCAATATTTGGTGCAGCCCTTTCATAATTGACATACTGAGCACCGGGAGTACGTTGTTGTTGAAAAGCGCCCGCATACGGATTTGGCACTCCAGTTGGAAGAAAGCTCGTAGCCCCTGCAAATCTAGGATCTAGTTGTTGAAGCTGGCTTTGAGGAAACTGTGCAAACAGGTTAGGATTTTGTAAAACCTGCCTTGTTCTTGCCCTTAAATCTGAGCTTAACTGTTCTCGACTTACCATTTAACACTTCCACCTACGTCTAGCCTGTCGTAGCCTTGAGTTTGGATCTTTTGCAGCTTTGGGAAACTTCTTCATCTGCCCAGCAGATCGAGCACAAAACGACTTTCTACGCTTCGCACGCTTCCCTTTGGGATTATCTTCCGTCACTGCTGTCTGGAGTTTACTACCAGGATTTGCCTTACGATAGGCCTTTACACCAGCTTCTGTCATGCCTGCGCCCTCTTTTGTAGGGCGAAAGTTCTTCTTGTTACGCTTCGGCATCTTGTCGCGCTTTCGTTTGCGCACTGCGCCACCGTTTGAAAACTCTTCGGCATAACGTTTAAACATTACGAATACCTTGTTTTCTTGCGACGATCAGACATGACGGCACCACAGCCTCTATGGTTGCGACGAACTTCGCCTCCACTGGCTTTCTTAATTATGGTTTTCACATTGGTGGGCTTACCACCTACACCTTGTGGCTTGGCACGTTTTCGGCGCACTGCGCTACGACGCTCACCCTCAGTCATCTGTTTTGCTTTTGCCCTGGGCACGCACTTAGGGTATTTGCGCTTTGATCCTTTTACTTTGGCACGGCCACAGGCTTGGAACTTACCGTCTTTTTTTGGTGCTCCAATATCTACCCAGTCGCCCTTTGGGCCTTTGCCAAACCACTCTGTTAGACTCATCGTTCTTTCAACAGCTTCTTATATTTGTGTACTCTGTTTCGCGCTCTTCTTTCTAAATCTTTGTCTTTCTCTCTCAAGGCCTTGCCTACATCGCGCCTAGCTTTCATAAGATTTTTGATAAGACTGTCTTTCTTTGGCCCCTCTGGCAAAGGAGAGGTCTTATATTTCTTGCCATCTACGACAATAAAACGATTGTTTCTCATTTCTTCTTCTGAGAGTCAATAAACTGTCTATATACTTTTGCTGCGCCAGTCTTTTTTGCCACCCTTGCTCTTTGTTCCATGGCAACCGCTGCCTGTATCTTGTGAGCGTGAGTGCGGCCAGATCTTCTTATCTTAGCGACACTTGCTTTGGCATCAGCTATGGTCGCAAACTTCAGACCAGTGATCGTTCCTTTTGGATTCTCATCGGTGTAAAGGTCGCTGTGTTTTCTGCTCTTGGCAGGCTGACCTTTTTTCCTTGGTATCCTGGGGTTGCTTCTCATCGATCTATCAGTCTAGCCCTTCTCGCTATAAAGCCCCCACCCCTCACGCTTCTAATCTTCTTCGCGGCAGAGGATGTGCCACTGCTTTTTGGCTTTGGTCCTTTGAAGTCTTTTCTTTTTACGCCAGACGGATCTTTGATCTTGCCTGCACAGATCTTGCTGGCATAGGCATTTGCGTAAGCTGATGGATATACCTTGAACTTGCGCTTAGCTGCTGCTTTACCTCTAGGGCATAGTTTTGTCATGAACCTACACTCACTACTATGTTTCCGTTAGTAATCACCTGAACTGATCCGACAATCGCAGTCGCTTCAAGCGGGTCAGTCGTAAATGGCAACTCTTTAGAAAGAGTAATCCAATTGTCGCCATCATACACCTGCAACACGTTTACTGATGTGTTCCAGATCAAGTCGCCTCTATTGAACTTCAACTCATCTCTTTGTTTTCTAGTAAACAAAGGTGTTGAATCTGGGTCAAGAGAATCAAGACTTAGTTCTAAAAGCCTGACCGTTCTGTTAAAAGTTTGCCCGTCAACAGGGTTGTTGGCGTTTACGAATGGCAAACGACCTTGTAATACTTTGCTCATCGTCTGCCATTTGGCTGCACATCTATACGAGTGCCGCCAATTCTAAATCCAACGCCCAATCTAACACCTATTTCTCCATCATCATCAGACTCAAAACGAACAACAGCCTGCCTGCCGCGAGCCCTTGTATCTATCTTTGTTGTACTCGCTGTAAAAGCGGTAGTCTGATCTGTAGTCAAAGAGTCACCAGGGAAGTTTCTTGCTTTAATCACAAAGTTCATGGCCTGAGTTGCACCACTGTCGCCCGTAAACTTAACGTCTGGTATGCACCTGCGTATGAATTGAAACTGTTCTCCATCGCCTAGATCAAAGTCAGCGCTTTCGATAAACACGTTATCCATGGGGCTACCGTCATTGTCATGGCCCGTTTCATGTGAATAAATGTAGTTGGCATCGCCATCGTATCCAGCTGCTCGTGGAAAACTAACTAGCCCTTCATCAAGCCAAGCAGTTCTTGATAGATTACCTATGGCCCATGTTTGTTCGACGTAGTTGTAGGTGACATATCGATCAATTACGGTGTTTGTGCCAGAACAATAAAACCAACCAACCTCATCAAATTGTTTGTTTAGAAAACCAAACACCTGAAACGCTTGGCCTTCATTGAAATCGTCAAACACATAAGATCTAACGCTGCAGGGAACCCCTTGAACTGCACCTTGATATGAGTAAAAACCTTTCTTGTCCATCCAGAATACACCGGCAGGTGTGTTCACCGGGGCGTTTGGACCAATCAAGCTAACGCCCTCGTTGATCAGATTAAGGCCAAACGTAAGAGGCGCCCCAATAAACTGTAGGCTATAAAGAGCAACATCAGTCCATATCAGAGTTTCTTGCCTGGCTCGCAAGCCACCGATAATTTGTGAGCCTGCGGAGCATCTAAGAGATCCTGCCGTATTTGTGGCAGTTGGAAACCACTCTGCGGGATTTTCTTGGTCAGAGAATGCAACTAGAAGGGGGTCAGAAGATCCTGTTCTAGCAGTTGCAGTGTCATTTATTGGGTCTGCTCCAAGAGCAATAACGTGTCGATCCACATCAGAAACAAGCACTTGCAATGCAACTGTTGGTGTAAAGTTTGCGCCAGATAACGAAGATATGTTTACGGCTCGATCAGTGCCTAATGTTTTTGCGCTCGTGTCCCAATAGTAGATACCACCTGCTCGCACGTTTGCTATCAAGTCCTCACCGAAGCTATCCATGGACCACAAGCGAAGTTGATTCAAGGCGCTCAAAGAACTTGATGAGCCCCATGTTCCTGCACCCCATGTGCCAGAACCCCATCCTGTACCATCTACAAACACATCAAGGCCAACGTTAATTTGATATGCGCCTACTACAGAACTACCACCGTTGCCGCTATCACTGCTGTTGGCCGTGACAGTTGCGCCAGAAGTATCTTTTGCTGTGATCACATAGATATCAGTGCTTGTGATTGAATCAATCTCATATTCTTGATTCAGAACTGCTGCGGTGACATTGCCGCCTAAAGATGCTGCGCCACTAAAAGTAACAAAATCACCCTTTGCTGCGCCATGCGCGGTGTCTGTAACATTGATAGAGCTTGATCCGTTGGTCGCTCCAAAAGTTACATCGCCTGCAGATGTGGTAGACCTAACTGGCGTTATGTCGTTGTAATTAGAACCTAATTGAATGTATAGCTTTGTGCGAGTGCCAAGACCAAGAAGCTTTGTGCCAGCTAAAGATGTCCAGCCTAGTAGTTTTCTGCCTGTGCCATTGAAAGAAGAAGTAACATATTTGACCCAGCCACCTATCTTTTCAGGCAAACCTTTACGGAATCGAACAAGATTGCCATCAAACCATCCACCTTCTGCGGTGTAGTCGGTGCCCTCTTTGTTGATTCCAGGGTTGAATATGTATTTCTGCAAAGGCATTACTGATACTCACCGTCGCGGATCATTTCGGTTACGCGAATCGCTCTCGTGCCAACTTGTTTCGCCCACTTGCTATCCATGAATTCATCAGCTGCAACATCGAACTGTTCCCTGCTCATGGCAGTTAAAGCGTTAACAAATCCACGCAGTTTGGTAAGACCAAGATTAAAACAAATATCGACCATCGCATCGCGTCTAGCCTCGTTAAGCCCACCGAACCAGAAGTAAGTGTCTTGTAGCTCCTCTGTCACTCGTTTGATATCGTTTTCAAGAAGATAATCTATCTCGTCATCAGACAACCCAAGGCCAGACTCTGAGATATTTCTGCCCACGCCTATCGTTTCGTAGCCAGCACTACACAGGTAAACCTTTGACTTCACACCCTCATGGCGCTTGATCATTTCGACTAGCTTACTCATTATTTTTCTCGCGCTACCTTATTGACCTTCTCGTAGCTACGCATCGCACCAAGCCCTAACATACCCATCATCACAGGAACCAGAAGCGTCGTATCCACTTCTGGTACTGCTACCCATATGCCTAATATGTTTACGATGATGGTGTTGTAGAGCAGCCCGAAGGCACATATCCACCCTATACAGGGACGCCACCCCCCGATAAACAACGACCCTGTAGCAGCTTCCGCTTTGTTTATTTCTAACTGAGCCAACATCGCTTCTTGCGAATGTTTTTCGCTCATGGTTGCTATCTCATGAGCGAGCTTTGCCTTTTGGTCTTTGTCTTCTATGAACTTATCTAGCAGTCCCGTTACCGGCCCTACTAATGAAGCAACTATGCTCATCTACCATTCCCTCTGTTTGACCATGCTTGCGCCCCGAAGAACGCAGCCAATATACCTGCGACTGAAACAAAGTAGACTGAGGCCATATCTCCCAGGATACTTGCTGCCTGCACCAGGCCAGCCCAACTGCTTACTACTACCAACGACGGATACAAGAGCATGCCCCATAAAGCAAACCAACTCATGCTACGCTGAGCCTGCGCTCTTTCGTTGCTGATCTTTAGTTCTTGCAGTTCCTTGCTAGTCTCTAGCTCGTCATCAGTAACAACACCATCACCATCGGTATCATACTGATTGTAATCTGACCCAGGCTCTAGTTTCTTTGCTGCCATATCAGTCATAAAATGGTGTGTTTGGCGGTACTTTAACAGGGATACAATAGGCTGTAATGTTCTCTTGATTGTTCAAGCGCCTGCCTTCTATCGGCTTGATCGTTCCCTGTTCCAGCCAATAAGCAAACTGATTGCACCTGTGAATGTTGCGAAAGTGAAATTTACCTGCAACTTGCTCGCCTTCTACCAGCATGACAAGCAGAAACGCCATGATCATCCGAAGGCTTTCAGGATCAACACAAAGATCAAAACTGCGATGCCGCCTCCAATAATAAGAGTCGTACCACCAACGAGAAGTTGTTGAATGAGGATTTGCTTTTCGCGCTTACGTTTTGCCATTAGCCTTGCGTGTGCCCTCCTGTCTTGTTCCTGCTGCCTAATTGCTTGGTCGTAGTCCTCTAGCAGTTTAGGGTCTGCAACCAGGAGCAAATCCCTCAGATCTTTTTGATATCTTTCCTGGTTCCTACGAAGCATTTGTAGCTTGAGGATGTCATTCTTTGAGAGCGCATTAAACGTCGAGCTTTTACGTTGTACCTCGAAGTTGTTAAGAGCTTCTCCGAAATCAGACACAAGAGCCATCGCTTGCTGCACGTTGGCTTTACCTTCATTGACATTTTGAATCACCGAATTGATCTGCTGAAGGAGCATCCCGGCGGCTGCAACAGACTCGATAATCATGGTTTACCTCATAAAAAACTGAGGCAACGCAGCCGCTGCAATCAGCGCATACAATCCGTAGATAAGATGTTCTAGATGTTTGAACTTAGCAGAGCCTTCTGCAAGTCGCTCTTCGATACGCTGATAACGCAAGGCGCATTCACGTTCATGCGCGTTGACTTCGTTCAATGCTTGCTCGCCTTTATCGCTCATACCGTCACGTTTACTCTTTGTGTCGATGCTAACGGCTGCGTTTCTACTTTACTGCCCTCCTTCGTATAAAGTACGGGCATAACGGTTTCGACCATCTCTCGGACAGTCTCACCCTCGGCACCTGTGCGCAGGCGCTCTTGCTTCTGAACCGCAACCTGCTTCCAACTGATCTGAGCAGATTCGGATACCGAACCTACATCCATAGTCGCTACTGTAGTTGTCCAGAGACAACAGGCTCTTCATCGAGTGTAGCCACATTGTCTTGAGCGGGGGCTTGCTCTTTGAGTTCCGCCATGAAGCGATCACGCATCGCACCCATCTGGCTCATAGCCTCGCCAGTGACCATGCCGTTCTTGGCGGCTGCGTCGATAAGATTCAGCACGTTAGCTAGATCGTGAAGTTGAATATGCTTCGTTTCCATTACCACGGTACTCCTGATGCGTCTACGGGTGTTGCTTTTTTGTTGATCTGACCTTGAAGTCCAGCTTCTTTGGCAGCGGCTGAGTCTTCATCCTCATCAGCATCGAGCGCAGCTTTGACCCAGGCAATCGCGTTGTCTTTCGTGACCTTGTCGTAGGCGATAAAGTCTGAGGAGCTTGGATCGCCAGACACGCCTTTTGTGCCATAGCACTCTGCTCGATACTCAGTGCCACTGATCGTTTCGACGGCTGTAAGCCGCCAGTGAATGTTGGTGATTAGCCCAGAGGAGACTTGCCTGTCCACCTGCGGGATGTCCCATGTGAATATTGCAGCCACTAGCTACCTCCTTTCAGCTTTTCGATTTCTGATTTTAACTCTTCTATTTGCTTTTGTTGATCTTGAATCGCACTCACAAGATACGGAACAAATGCAGCTTTATAAATTGTCCAAGGGTTTTTGCTCGGATCATCGCCACCTTCACCAGCGCAATTTGGCAACACCTTCTTAACTTCTTGAGCAACAAAACCTATCTCTGTCTCGCCACTCTTCTTCCAGTCAAACTGACGAACATCAAGATCAAGTATTTTGTCTAGCTGGCTAGGCGCATCTACGATGTTTTCTTTAAGCCTTTCATCTGAACCCGTGCCAAATTCTAAGCTGGTTGTTGAGGCCGACTGGATTGTACCTACCGTGCTGTTCTCGTCAGTAAAGATCATAAACCTTGAGCCATTTCCCAAACCAGTATCGTCTTGGAAAGACACTTCGATAATCGGCTGATCTGCACTTGTAACTGTGCCTTGGTGACAAATAAATTTAGCGCATACCTCATCTCCAGCTTGATGGGCTACAAATTGCGCTGTGCTAGAAAAGTTCGTGACGGGTGTTGTAGTTCCTACTAATAATGCATCCGTTGTAAAACGACCAATCTCTGCCGCACCTGTCGTAAATTGCAGCGAATCGTCACTATGGTCATAACTGACCTTGCCTATATCGACATCATCTTTATCGCCAAGTTTGATAACGGAAACCGACGCTGTTCCGCCAATAATTGCAACACCTGCACCTTGTGCGCTATTGAAGTTACGTTGAAAAATGCCTACGTCACCGCCTGTAAAACTTGGCGTTCCCTCTGATGCGTCATGCACCAAATGTATGCCGCCACTAGAGCAGCCGGGAGAGCTTGTACCTACACCGATTTTATCGTTAGCGGCATCGACGAAAAACATATGACTTTTGTTGTCGGACTCAATGCGAAAGTCGATGTCAGCAGAGCCGTTATTAAAGACAGTTTCATTGTTAATACAGTCGATGCGATTTTGCAGACCTGCTGAGCCATCATTAGTGTTTATAACGAATCGACCTTGCTCTGAACCGCTAGTAACTCCTGGCGAAAATACTGCGATTTGAGCATATATATCTCTATTCCCATCGCTGTCATCTGCCTTGAAGTTGATAACCGCTATATCATCCGCCGTCGAGGGAGAGGCTGAATCACGAATAAAATCCATGACCGGGCCATCCCCGTTATCATCGTCAGTACAGACGAGGGCAAGCTGTACGTTATTGTCGTTTCTAGCTATGTTTACCTTAGCGCCATAATCGGTGGTGGTATTTATCAGCAGATCACCAGAGCTATTGATTCTCATACTCTCAGAGGTTGAGTTGCTACCATCAGGAGTAGTGGAAAATTCGATCCTTCCCGGTACGTCGTTTTCACCGGGAGTTCCATCTAAAGATCCTACGATTTTTGCTGCTTGATGACCAAAGTTAGTACCATCGGCAGCTACAAACGAAACTCGTCCAAGGGCATCGCCATCTTGAACAATGGTGAAATTATCCCCAACGCTAGTGGATCTAGATTTTGCAAAATTTAAATATGGCGCAGAATTGTTATTCGTGTAACGACTAATTGACATGCCAGCATTAGCATTGCTGTTGCCTTGTATTTGAAAGGTTGAATCGACTGCAACGACGCTTACGGGGGCATTGTTACCTATTACAACTACGTTGTTGCCACCATCCACAAAAAACTTATTGGCTGCTCCATCGGTTTCAATACGGAA